AAATCCATATTTAGAATCAGTACAACAAAGACAAGGTTTATACGCGTTTAAAGTTGTAATGGACGCTTCAAATAATGGACCAGACGTAGTTGATAGAAACCAAATGGTAGGTGCAATATATTTACAGCCAACTAAAACAGCTGAATTTATTTACTTAGATTTCAACATTTTACCAACAGGAGCTCAATTTCCGTCATAAAAACTAAAAATTTAGATATTTATAATAAAATAAAAACGAAATAAAATGGCAGTATTAAACCCGAACGAAATATTTTTCACAGCTTTTGAACCAAAAGTAGCTAATAGATTCATAATGTATGTAGACGGAATTCCAGCTTATATCATTAAAGGTGTTAGTGGAATGGGTTTCGCACAAGATGAAATTGTACTTAATCATATCAATACTTACAGAAAAGTAAAAGGTAAGTTAAGATGGAATGATATTACAATGCAATTATTTGACCCAATTACACCTTCAGGAGCGCAAGCAGTAATGGAGTGGACAAGATTACACCACGAATCAGTTACTGGTAGAGATGGTTACTCTGATTTCTATAAGAAAGATTTAACAATTGATGTGTTAGGTCCTGTAGGAGATGTAGTTTCTGAGTGGATTATTAAAGGAGCATTTATTAAAGATGCATCATTTGGAGATTTCAATTGGGATACAGATGGTGAAGCAATGAATATTGATTTAACAATAGGAATGGATTACTGCGTCTTGAATTTCTAATAAAAATCAAAATATTTTTAAAAATAGCTTGGCTTCGGTCAAGCTTTTTTTTATATTATATATGTATAATATGAAATTAAGTTATAACAAATAAAATTTATATGGAACCAACTAAAAAGACTCCAACTTCTAAACAAGTAACTGTAGAAAAACCTAAGTTTAAATTCCCAACAGAACTTGTAGAACTACCTTCTAAAGGAATAGTTTATCCTAAAGATAATCCGTTATCATCTGGAAAAGTAGAAATGAAATATATGACTGCTAAGGAAGAAGATATTATTACTAATCAAGCTTACATTAAAAAAGGAATAATTGTAGAAAAATTATTAGAAGCATTAGTAGTAAGTGAAGGAGTAAATTTAGGAGACATGATTGTTGGTGATAAAAATGCTTTACTAATAGCATCCCGTGTATTAGGTTATGGTGCAAATTATAAATTTACATATCTTGGTGAAGATCATGAAGTAGATTTATCTACATTAGAACCTAAAAAATTCGATGAGTCCCTATATACTAAAGGAGAAAATAAATTTACATTCCAAACACCTCACTCAGAAAATTTAATTGAATTTCAATTAATGACTGATAATTTAGAAAAAAAGGTAGATGCAGAATTAAGAGGATACAAAAAATTAAATACAGAAGTCCAACCAGAAATGTCTACAAGATTAAAACATATGATTTTATCAGTAGATGGTAATTCAGACAAAAAAGATATTAGGGATTTTGTTGATAATTATTTTTTAGCAAGAGATTCTAAAGCTTTAAGAGATTATATTGTCGATATTCAACCTGATGTCAATATGGGTTTTGATATTGAAAAACCCGATGGTGAGATAGAAGAGATTGTTATTCCGATAGGTGCAAATTTTTTTTTCCCTGACGCATAGCCAAGCTGTAGAATATAGAAGTAATTTATTTACTCAAATTCATGAAATAGTATTTCATGGTGGGGGTGGTTATGATTGGCATACTGTATATGAAATGCCCATATGGTTAAGAAATTTTACTTTTAAGAAAATCCAAGAACATTTTAAAGAAAAAAATAAACAATCTAGTGGTACTTCTACAAATGATTTAGAAAGAGGAAGAGATATACTTAAACAAGCCCAACGCTCTGACCCAGCTAATGCTAATAAACATAAGTATATGGATAAATTTCCTAAAACTTCTTCAAAACCATTACCTAAATCAAACATTCCTGACTTTGTTACTACAAAAGCTAAAAAGGCTTAAGTTTATAATATTTATAACAAAATAGCTTAAATGGCAAAGAAGGTAAAATCACCCGAAGAAATAAGAAAAGATGCAATTGAAACAGCTAGAATTGTTGAGGATGCATTTAGATCTATTTCGTCTCGTATGGCTGAATTATTTGGTGAAGCTAGAGACGAAGCTGAAGATATTACATCAGGTTTAGTTAAAGATGTTGAAAAAGGACTTAAAGGTTTACTTAGTAATGCTGAAGCTATAGCTGATGCTAATGAAAAAGCAGCACAAGGGTTATATAAACAAAGGGATGTTCAAAAAGAAATTGCAAAAAAATCAAAAGCAATTTTTATTCTAGAAACCAAAATAGCAGAAGCAAAAGCTAATGGAGCTAAGAATACTGCTGATATGGAGAAAGAACTTAGCAAAATAAAAGAAAGTTCTGCAGAATTTGAAAAAAACCTACAAGGAGCAGCTGATAGATCTAAAAATATAACTAAAGCGATGGGTCTTACAGGTGTAGCTTTAAAAGGGATGAAAAAAGTTGCAGGTGCCCTAGGATTAGATGGAATAGAAGACATAATGTCAGATGCTAGTGGGGCAGCAGCTGATATGAGTAAAGAATTAACAAAATCAGGCCAAGAATCTGTGGGCATGATGGGTAAATTAAAAATAGCATTTGCTGGTATATCATCAGCGGCTGGTGGTATTTTAGATGCTCTTACAGATCCTTTAGTATTAATAGGATTATTAGTTAAAGCAGTAAAATTCTTAGCTGATATATTTGATCATGTTTTAAAAACAACAAATAAACTTGGCCAATCCCTAGGAATAGCAGGGGCAAATGCAAAACATTTAAAACATGAAATCCATGCAGCTGGTGATGCTGGTGGAGATATGTACTATTTCACTGATGAAATGGTAGATAATTACATTGCTTTGAATAAAGCAGCTGGAATGAACTTAAAGTTCAATGAAAAGAATGCTAAAACATTCCAAGATATGACCTTGTATATGGGTGTATCTCAAGAACAAGCAGCTGGTTTATTTCAAATTGCAACCGAAACAGGAGTACCATTTTCACAAATTTATGACACAACAGTTGATACTGTTAATGCTTTAGATGCAGCTTCTAACTTCTCATCTGATATGGGTAGTATAATGGAAGCTATGACTACTGCTAGTAGTTCTGTAAGATATAATATAAAAGGTGGTGCCGAAGGATTAGTTAAAGCAGCCCATACTGCAAATAGATTAGGTTTATCTATGGATGAAATAGCTGCAGCAGCAGAATCTCATTTAGATTTTGAAAGTTCAATTGCAAAAGAAATTGAAGCAGAAATGTATCTTCAAAAAGATTTAAATTTAGATAAATTAAGATATGCAGCATTAACGGGTGATACAGCTACTGCAGCTGCGGAAGAAGAAAGACTTATAAAAGAAAATATGAGATCCCTAAAAGGGAATGTTTTAGCACAACAAGCATTTGCAGATGCAACTGGGATATCTAGAGATAGATTAAATGATGTAATGGCTAATCAAGAAAGAATTAAGAAATTAACACCTCAGCAATTAAAAGATGAAAAAGCTAAATCTGAGGAAATGGCAGAACAAGGCAAAAAAGCTCAAGCTTTTGATAGGTCAATGCAATCTGCTATGAATCAGTTAAAAGCAGCATTAACCCCAATTGCAGAGACAATAGGACCTTACATAATAAAAGCTGCAGAATTTTTAGGTAATTTTATAGGATCACCAGCTGGAAAAGTAGTATTAGGTTTAGCAGCAGGTTTTATGGCTGTTAAAGGTGCAATGAGTTTAGTAAAAGGTGTTAAAAACATGTTTAAAGGGGGGATGTTTGAAAAAGGAACTTATATGAACCCTATGATTGTACAAGACATAGGAGGTGGTGGTGGAGATATGGTGAGTAGTGTTTTAGGAAAACTAGGTAAAAGAGGAATATTTGGTGGTAAATTCTTTAAAGGAATGTCAAAAGTATTTGGTGGTAAAAATACTATGCTTGGAAGACAACTTAGAAATTTATCAGCTATGAATCTTAAGAGAAGTAGTATGCTAAATCAAATAGTTAAAAATAACTCTACATTATCGAAAGTTTTTCCTAAATTATCTACCTTAAATTCTAAACTACCACAAGATATAGCAATGAATATTGGTAAAACCCTTAAAGTAGATAAAGCAGGAAACATTGTAAAGATGGCAAATACTGCTAAAACAGCAACCACAGCATCAAATGCAACTAAAGCAACTTCATTTTTTGGAAAAGCAAAGAATTTATTACCAAAAGGATTAACAACTACTTTATCAAAAGCAGGACCATTACTTACTAAAACATTAAAAGTATTAGGACCTGTAGGAGTAGCATTAGATGCTGGTATAGGAGGATTTACAGGTTATTCACAAGCTCAAATGTCAGCAGAAGAACAAAAAGCTTCGGGTGTTAAAGAAAATATTAGTACTGGTGAAGCAATTGTTCAAGGTATTTTAACTGGTGGAGCTGAAAAAGGTTCATCATTAAGTAAATATGTAGGTATAGAAAAAGGAGGAGGAGCTGATGAAGCTATGGGAGTATTAGGTTCAGCAGGTAGAGGTGCAGCAATTGGAGCTACAATTGGTTCTATTATACCTGGTGTAGGTACTGCAATTGGTGCAGGTGTAGGAGCTGTAGTTGGAGGTGCTGCTGAAATAGGTAAATTATTCACTAATCCTGATTCTTCATTAAGAAAAGGCTTAGCTTCTATGGGGGAATCAATATCAGATTTTGCCTCAAATGCTGGAGAAACAATAAGTGGTTGGGCAGGTTCAGCAATGGATACTATGTCTGGTTGGGCATCATCAGCTGGAGAAGGAATAAGTTCATTCTTTTCTAGTGTAGGAAGTGGAGTTTCATCATTAGCTAGTGGGGCGGCAGATTTAGCATCAGAAGCAGGAGCATATCTATCAAGTACAGTTTCATCAATAGGATCTTCAATAGCAAATTCATCCGTAGGTAAAGCAGCATCATCAGTGTATAATGCTGTAGCAGAATCTTCTTGGAATCCCGTAAATTGGTTTGCTGAAGGAGGAGTTGTAACAAAACCTATGATTGGTGGTGTTGGAGAAGCAGGTCCTGAAGCTATAATTCCTTTATCACAAGCAGGTAATGTATTAGGTGGTGCTGAAGTTACTAAACTATTAAAAGAATTAATAGCTGAAGTAAGAAAAGGTGGAGATGTGTATTTAGATGGAAGTAAAGTAGGACATTCATTAGCATTGCAATCTTCTAAAATGGGTTAATATTTATAACAAAACCAATTAAAACATAATATTATGGCAACAGAATCAATTAAAAAAATGTTCGATCAAGGTGGATCAAGCTTAGCAGTGCCAATTTCACCAAACCCAAACCCAGCAACTGATCCTGCTATTAATGTACAAGGTAATTCTTTACTACATAACCAATATTCAAACATTGGTGATCCTAGTTTAAATGTTTCGCCTTACACTAATTTAGGAGCAGCAGCAACGTCTTATTCACTACCTTCTACATCACAATTAGGAGAAAGTGCATTTGCATATCAAGGTGAAACTAACAGGTACAAAAACAACTCACCAGAAGAAAGATCATTCTAAAAAATAATAGATGCCTTTAATTACTTCTACTACAGCTCTTAACAAACTGAAGTGGGGTGGCGATAGGTTTAATGCTGGTGCTACGAATGGTAGTAACCAACCTTATATCCGACGTGATATCCCTGGAGTTAATGTTAATGACCCAAACCCTACTCTCTTTAATGATGGTGGAGATCTTCCTGCAAAAACAGGACACGATTTTTTATTAAGGGATGGGTTTATGGCTCCTGTAGAAGCAGCAAGAGATGTAAGTAGACTTACACAAATGCTTTTTGATACAAGAACTCCTAATGGTTTTGAATTTATAGCAAAACAAAATTTACTATCTCGAACAGCAGTTAAAACAGAAGCATCTTATGGTATAGGGTATGGGGGTAATGAAGTACCAGATTTTGTAAATGGTACTGGAGGAGGAGCAGTTAATGCTGGTATTTATTTACCAACTAGTACATTAGCACAAGCAGCAGTAGGGTTTACAGGAACACATTTAAATTTATTAGGATTAGATCCTTCATCTCCTATGACTGGAGTTGTAAGCAGTGGTTTATTCCCAGGAGCTGGTTTAAGAAATTATTTTGATACAGTATCTTTTAAAAACCAAAAAGAACGTTTTGTAGAAAGAGAAGAAACATACACAGAACAAATTCGAAATCCTGAGTATGAAGTAGCATTCCAAAATATAAAGTTAGGAACAAATGGAAATCTTCCACCTGAATTTATAAACGTAGAAAAAACAAAAATAGTAGTAGATACTCTTGAATTTGAAAATAGATTAGTAAATCTTAAAAATAATAAAATAACTAATGATGGTAAAAGGGATGCAGATTCTGATATTATTTTAAAATACTCAGGGGGTCCAGGATCTATATTAGGTATAGGAGATACTAATATTATGTTTGCTGACCAAAGAACGGGATTTGATAATCCTTTATTTACTAGTGATAAATCATTCTTTTTAGGAGGAGTTGAAAATAGAAACAAATATAACAGAAGTCCTGAAACTAAATTATATGCCCCTAAATTAGGGGCAAGTATAGATGCAGCAGGAGTATTTCCAAATGATTCTGCATCATTAGCTACTTTTACAGATAATAATGTTTTACAAAATCTTAATAATGAGCAATCAACAATAAGAAATGCTCAATTATCAGATAGTGGATTTTTTAACCCAACAGGTTCAAATAATTATAGTATATTTAAAAATACATCTGAGGGGGTTACATCAGGTAGTATAGATTACTTACTCCCAACTAAATTAGGGGCAACTACAAAAGCAGAGGAGGCATTTCCTAATGACAAAGAAGCATTAGAAGCAGCAACAACTACAAGTTCACTTCAAAATATAAATTTACAAGATAGTACTATTGATAATCCTGAGTTAAGCACAGGATTATATGCTGGATTTAAAAATCCAACAGGAGATAATGATTATAGTGTATTTAAGAATACATCAGATGGAGTTACATCAGGAGAAATTAATTATGAAAAAGTCAAATTACCTTTACTCCAAGCATTATCAGCTTCAGATTCTACAATTGTATCAAATGATGGAGAATATATAGAGGCACAAGACACAGGTTCAATACAAAATCAAAATACACCTCAAAGTACATTTAGAAATGCTAAAATTGATGGGGAAAATTCATTTTTTAATCCTGATGGTCCTAATAATTACAAAATATTTGGGGTTAAAGATGCAGAATTACAAAAATCAAAAATATTTGTAGAAGGTAGTAGTGTTAGTTATGAATTTAGTAATTTATTCCCTTCAACAACAAGTACTATATTTGAAGGATTAAGTTTAGATGCTCCTGGAGGTTTAACTTTATATAATAATAGTGTTTATGAACCCGGAACTTTAACTACTGAAGGTAGAGAAGCAGGAGGTCAAGCCTGGGCTAATAATGGATACGCACTTACTCAAGCTCAAATTGAGGCCCAACAATCTTATGTAATATCCCCAACTCTAAAAGATTTTAGACAAACAATAATACAGTCAGAAGAAATTGAAGAAGTTTCAAGTGTATTATCTTTAGCTCCAAATTACAACACAAAATCAGGAATTAGAAGAGTAAATTTAGGTGATCCAGG